TATATTAATTTTTTTACTACATAAAAAAATTGATCTTATTATATCATATTAATTTTTTTCACTATGTTAAAAAAATTGATCTTATTATATCATATTAATTTTTTTCACTATGTTAAAAAAATTGATTTTCCAAACCATACAATTTTCTTATACAAAAATGTCTTCTCAAATGGAATATATGATTCGTGCTTCTCAAGTGCTTCCATTTAATAAGGATAAAGTTGTTAATTATCTTAAAGAAATGATTTATGAATATGCGAAGGAAAAAGAAAATCTTAGCGTTCAAGATAGATGTCATTTTATTGAAAGAATTATGTATGCTGTATTTGAACATCCAGAAATTATTTCTAGATATCCTAAATTTCGCAATATGATTCAAAATAAATATTTTGAATTCATTATAGCAATTCAACATGATAATCTTAAACCAAGTCAAATTATTAGTGATATCCCATTTGTAATAAATATTATTAAATCTCGCTCTGATTATGTAAATAATGCTATTCCAGAACAAGTTCCAACGCATAATTATAATCTAAGGAGTACTACCCGTCTAAAACGTAACGTATAAATATATGAAGATGATTAAATTGTTAGAATTTTTTTGTGGAATCATAATATTCTATATATTTTTATATTTATATATTTTATAAGAAAATGCCTCTAAAATGTTATTGTAAGAATAATACACCAGTAAGAATCGCAAATGATGAAGATGGCGGAGAACGTTATGAATGTTATTATTGTAAATGTACATGGAGATATATTAAAAAATATAATACTCTTTGTACCTTCTGTGATAGTCATGGAATTACTATTAAAAATAATTTAGTAAAATGTAGTATGTGTGGAACAGAACATCCTATTTCTAATTATGCGATAAACACTGTATTAGTATTTTGGTAAATATCTTTCTCATAACAATACAATATGATTCTAGAATATAAATTTCCATCTACATCAATAGGTCCCATACAGTATTGTATTCCTAATTCTAAATGTGGATATTCTTCTATAAATGAAGATCGCACATTTTTGAAATAATATTCCATTGAGCGTTTATTATCAAATGTATCCCAAAGAGAATCTTGATATAATAATACTGGCCAATCAAGAACAATATAATTATTTTGTTTTTCAATATATGGTAATCGATTTGCAAACATATCAATAGTATCTTCAATATATGTTTGTAACCATTCATCTATTTCAGAAGAATCATCCATTTGATATACAGAAGTATCCTAAAAGAGGAATCAATTTTATATAATATGGAATGTAAAGTTATTAGTATTCAAGTAAAAAAAGAATATATTGAATATTTAGAATATAATACTATAATTATTACTATACCAAATTTAGAACTTCATAAAATAACAAAACAATCAATATTAAATTTTCAACATAGATTATTTTATGAATTACGATATCTATTATTAGATCCATTAATACGAATAGAAAAAAATAATTCATATTATTCTTATAATTGTCGCATATATGATTCATATGCTTTTAATAATATAAATAAATTAGAACCATTATTAAATACACTTTTTAATACATTTCCTTTTATACTAATAAATAAAAAAAGAATATCGTCTTTTGATTCTATAAACACAAATATTAAAAAATTAAAAATATAATATATTTATTTATAGTATGTTTAATTTTGATTTTGAAGGATTTACATATAAAATAAATACTACAAGAGTGACATATGGTGCTATTGAAATTCCTGAAGTAAAAATTATAAAATTTGATATGGCTACTGCTCCACGTATAGATTTTACTATTACTAAAAATAAATATAATAAATATTATAAAAAAAATACTCATATTGAAGAAATACCAGAAGTAATTTTATGCTTTCATAAAATTCTTAATAATAATATGTATAAAATGAATGAAGTGACTTTATATACTAATTTAATTAATGAAGAACTACAAAAAATTTCTAATATCAATATAACATCTTCTGATTATATTAATATGATCAATAGATTTATTAAATTTGGTGATGATTATTATTATAATTTATTATTTATTGCTACAAAATCTTATGTTATATCTATTTAAGAGGCGTAAAATGTTTCTTTGCTGGTCTTGAATGAAAGTCCATTTCTACAAACTCATTTGTAGAATAAAATACATTTCGAAGACCATACTTTTTTACACACTTCTCTAGAAATACATGACAATCATAACACGGTTCTGAATTTTGGATCTTATCCATTCCAGATTTCTCTCTACACTTTGAAATGCGAAATACATACAATGACGCTCCACGCAGTTTCGCATGATCTCCGAGTTGCTTCACCACATTTCGTTCGGCATGAATTGTACAATCAGAATATCCAGCACCCTTTGAACGAGAACCAACTTGATTTGTAGCAATCGCAAGAACTTTATTTCTACTAATAATAATTGCTACATGAACACTTGTCTTATGAACCTTTATCATATTCAAAATTGACTTATCCTCCAAAATACTAGGAAGAATAAGATCCATTGTTAGTTGTTTTATATTTCGTACTTTTGAAATAATAAAAAATATTTTTCAATTTTTTACAAAGTAAAAAATTATGGAGATTAAATAATATTTTCAATAGACTTAATATTCTCAATTTTTTACAAAGTAAAAAATTATGGAGATTAAATAATGTTTTCAATAGACTAAATATTCTCAATTTTTTAGGTTTCTGGATTGTTTGGATTCTCTTGTTGTGACATATTTACCAATTGCTGTGTTATATCTTGTTGAATACGATTACTAAATGGTGTTTGAAGAGTAATATTTCCAAAATTATTCAATACAGCATCAGCGTCAGCATCAGCATCAGTAAATGATAGACGTCTTCTTCTTACACGAGGCGTATATGCTGATGTTCCACGAGCAAGTCCTAGAAACGCACTTGTTTGTATATTCTGACTTGTATTCATAATATTATTGCGAATTTGATTCTCAATTGATACAATTTCTTGACGAAGAAGAGGAACTAATGGATGAACTATAGTATTTAGATGTTCTTTAATTGTATTTAATAAAGTAGTATTTGAAGATAAAATATTCATATTTACTAGAATATACGCAATCGCATTTCGTAAATATGCAATTATATAGGGATCTTTGTATAATGAAATATTTTCTGGAAGCCAACTAATATTATTTACTTTATGACTAAAATCACTTGTCAAATATCCTTCTACAACTATAGTATTCTCATTATCACTCTCAAATAGAATAATTGTTTCAGATTCAGCATTTATATCTCCAATTTGAAGAGTAGTAATATCATTTTCAGTCTTTTTATTATATACATTTAAACATTTCCAAGATGATGGATATTTTACACATACATTCTGAACCACTGTTGTCATCAATCCTCCTAGAATATCACCTAAGACAATTGCTATTTGTTCTTGATTATTTACAATATTATATGAACCTCCACCAGAAGTAGCAATTTGAGTAAGAAGATTTGCATTATGATCTTCATTATATCCAATTGTTGTAATTGAAAGATTTGGTTCAATCGCCTTCATTGATTCAATAATACGAAGAATATCATCTGATCGTGTAAGACCTTCATTCGTATGTCCATCTGTAAGAATAATTAAACCAGTCTTAGAATATGTGGTAGTGAGTGGAACTCTTGATCGATCAATAATACCTTTTACATTTAGAAGACCTGATGATAGATTTGTGCCACCATTCGCTTTTAGAGTTTCAATAATAAAATTAAATGTCGTAATATACTCTGATGTTACATTCATATTTTCAATTAGAATTTGAGAAAGATTATTAAATGTAACTAATGAAAGTGTATCATTCTTTTGAAGAAATTTAATTAAATATTGAAGACTCTTTTTTACATTTGTTAGTTTAGAACTTTCATCCATTGAACCACTTACATCTAGAAGAATAATTGTATGCGTATTATTACGATTTTGTATGGCATTTCCAATAATCTTTAAACCTTTGATCTCTTTCGCATCAATTGTAAATTTTGATACTTGGAAATCCATTTTAATACATATATATGTTATTTGGAAAAATCAATTTTTTCACTAAGTGAAAAAATAGTAGCTTTAATGAATCAATTTTTTTACCTATACTTTATTAACAAATACACCAAATATATATATTGATCCTAAAACAATTAATAATTCTTCAAATTGAAATGAACGTAATCTCCATTTTGTAATAACTGCTGATTCTTTATCAAAATTTGGATCTAAATCACATATTCTACATGTTGATGTCTTTTGTATATCTGTTGGTGATAATCTTTGATATATTAGAGTTGTTGGACTTGCTGCTAAATCTATATATTGTAATTGAGAACAAATTGATAAAAACCAATCAATATGTCCTTGAATTGGGAATAATAAAGGTAATATTTTACGGACACCTTTCTTTGTAATAAGATAAGCATGAAATCCAGCAAATTCCATTAAACGAAAACACGATGTATCACCAGGATACATTGGACCCGCATTTTTAAATCCATCAAACATTGATACTATACAAAAATCCCATAATTTTGAGTTTTGTATAACTTCTGATTTTTCACAAAAATTTTTAATATTATTAATTGATGTTTCTGTTATATTCGCATCATCTTCTAATACTAATGCTACATCAGATGACGATTTCTGTAGAAAATCTTTCCATACTTCTACATGTGATAAATAACATCCCACTCCACCTTTTGAATTTAATTCCATATGTGATCTTCTTTGACCATGAATAATATTGTATTTTGTGAACATTGATATTCGTGTATCTATATGAAGATCTATTAATTTACCATCAACAGCAGACCAACGCCGTATATTCTCTAATGATTCAAATCCAGATGAATTTTGAAATTCATCCCATCTGTCTCTTCTTCTATCTAAATTTATTACATATTTAGGAATTGAATCAAAATTCCAAGACATTTCTCTTCCCTATTCAATAAAATTGAAAATAAATTACGAATATTCAATATATACAAATTAACCACTAAATGACTACTCTTATTATTAATAAAACTCATATCATTATTAATCTTGAGAAGATTGAAGATGATGTGTTCAGTGATTCTGATAAACAGACTGTCGTATTTCTAGCAAGTTTTCTCGGTGGATTTAATATTAATTATACAAATAGAACTATTACTTTATATCTTACTCTAAAAGGCATGTATTCATATAATATTGATTTTGACCGTGGAGGTATTGATTCTCGTATAGCACAAACTAATTTTGATACTGCTATCACACAATTTAGTAATTTATCCTAAAAATAATTACTTAACTTTTCAATTGTTCCATCATTTATAAAATATGTTTGAACTGGTCCCACAAATCCATTTTTTTCACAAATTCTAAAATGGACATGTGGTTTCAATATTCCTTTGACTGGTACTTTGTATGATTGAGGTGATCCACGAATTCGTAGAATTGCTTTTCCAGATTCATCTGATATTGATACTCCAGAATTACTATACATATCATAAGCAGTATCCCATGATGCTACTTCATTTGTAGATGTATCTATTCTAGGTTCTGCTGCCCAATATATAACTTTTGTAGATGGTTTTGTTGTTATTATTATTTCTTGAGTTGCATTATCCGGAGTTCTTATAGCAAACGCAGCGCATGGCATCATTGTTTCTCCCAAAAATGGTAAATATGTTGATCTATCAAAAAATATACTTAATGTTGATAATCCAACAATTAAATATATTATTTTCGTCATAATACTATTTCCTAAGAATAATGAAATCGCATCCTTCTTCATAAAAACAGCAGATAACCAATTTAATCCTCCAATTAATACTAATGTTATCGCTATCAAATAATATGTCTTTTTCTTATATATTTTATCAGCATCACTCATTTCCTTCTATTTACTCAGCAAATAATTCTTCATAATATTCTTGCACTTTTGGATGGGCTCTTATTGCTCCTCTATAATAATCATGAATATATAATGATTCCAATGATTTTACTCTTGATAATGCTACATATGCTTGTCCATATTCAAAGACTGAACGACCTATATCAATATACGCACAATCTATTGTAGCTCCTTGAATTTTATGGACACTTACTGCATATGCTAGAACTAATGGTATCTGATTTTTTGATACTGTTTCATAATTCTCTAAAACCCAACTATATGAACTGATTGCGTTTTCATAATTATGTCCTTTAAATTGAACCATTACTTCAATAGGAACTTCTTTAGGAACTGTAATTTTCATACCAAGTTTATTTTCTTTTTCAATCATAATCGTATGAGATTCTTTTATTGATTTCACAATTCCTAGTTTTCCATTTACCAAACCAGCTTCTGTATCTAGATTAACAATAAGCATCACTTGGGCTCCGACTTTTAGAGTTAATTCATCAACATAAGGAGCACTATTATCCATTTTCTTTAAAGCAGTTCGTATAGCATCGGTATTCACTTTTCCTTTGATTATTGATTTAAATATATAACTCTCAGCATTAATCTTTTCTAAACCTTTTCTATTCTCTTCATCTACCATTACTTTTTTTGTAAATATCTTTGTTGGCTGAATAATCTCATTACTAAAATCTAGATTAAGTCTTGATTTAAGAATTTGGTCTGTTTCATCTGTTACTATTCCAACACGAATCTCATTTAACATCTTTTGAAATACGAGATCATCTTGACGATAAATCTTTTCTAGTTGAATTGCATAATCTAGAGTCTCATTCCACATAGAACTCTCAAACACAAATGGTGTATTAATCGGTGGAAGTTGATAGAAATCTCCTAAACAGATTACTTGAATTCCTCCAAAAGGTTTCTCATTAAATCTTAATAACTTTCCTAATTCAGAAATCTTCTCAAAGAGTTCATCACTCATCATTGATATTTCATCAATGATTAGAGTATTTGTTGTTCTCCATGCTTCTCTTACTTTTGGCTGGCATTTTCTAATAAATGAGAAATAATCAGTCACTGGCCGATTTCCTATTCCTATTCCTGACCAAGAATGAATCGTTCTTGCCCCGCAACCAATTAAAAGTGCTGACATTCCAGTTAGACTTGTAATTGCTACCTTTTTATTCTGTAATTCAAGTTGTTTTTTTATTTCTTTGATTAAGAAAGATTTACCAACTCCAGCACCACCTGTAATGAAAAGATTTTTTCCTTCTAGAGCTTTTTCTAAAGCTGATTCTTGTAAATCATCCATTATTTCATATAATAAGCGTATATTCATTAAAAAATCAATTTTATGTTTTTTAATATAATTGTTATATATAGGATAAATATGAATAATATAATAAGTTATACTAAAGATAATATAATAAATTATATATTACGAGGTCCGTTAAATAAAAGTCTAAAAACTAAACTAAAAAATAAAACAAGTAAAATTTTAAATAATTATAATATTCCGAGAAATCTTACGACGCTACAAATTACAAATAATGATAATGATGAGACTAAACATATAGTAAATAATATAAAATTAGTAAAACCAGATTTAAAACTACCTGCCGTTCAATTAGCATTTGTTTCAAATAAATTTGAAACTGATATACTTAAAAACTCAAGAAAAGGTACTTATATAAAAACTACAAATAAAAAGAAATATTTTAAAAATATTGGAAAACCAAGAAATAAAGGATATTTTTTACGTAAAGGTGTTGGTTCTAAGTTGATAAATTATGTAATAAAAGAAATGAAAGAAGAAGATATAAAAACTATATTGGTATATCCATTAAATAGAGATTTAGAAAAATATTATAGTGAGTTTGGCTTTAAAATTATACCTAATGTTATTAGAAATATTAATAGTGATAACAGAAAATATTATTATGAAAATAATAATC